TGTATGCACCTCTGTTTCTGCAATATAAAAGCCACGCCCATATATCTCGAGCGTGGCACAAACAACACTATATTATTTCTTCAAAATCATATCCACTCTTGCATGAACCACGTCAAGCAAGCCAGATATGGTAGTATTTCCGCCGTCTCGCATATTCTCGAGAATGCTCAATAATTCTACTGATCCGAGATATAGCCATGTAATATTGACGGCGAAAGCGTATTGACCTGCCATATAGTCAAAGCACCATGCGGCGCCAGTAGCAAGGCAATACGTCAAAACTTTTGTAACGAAAGGCTTGCGCATATGTTTTGAGGATATAAGCCCTTTACCCCATGCAGCTGGAATCGCTATATATTTATCTAATGCGGTTAGATTGTCAGCATTCGCCCCCATATCTACAAGCATTTGATACGATATAGCCGCCCATTTTGTAATGAGGTCTAGGAATACCAATAATATGAATATTCCTAGCACCTGCACGTGTTTTAAGCCAATCATATATATCGCCACATCAGCGATAACGGCAAGCAAGGCTTTAAGTACAAACGAATCCGTCAATGTTCGCCATGCCTCGCCCATGAAATCAGTTAATTCTTGCATGTGTTCCCCCTATGGTTTGATTAATTATAAATGGTCATAGTTTCGGCCCCCTGTGTTGCTGTAGCGACTGTTATCCGCATCCCATTCAATGGTATTCAAATTAAAGGCCATCGTTTCGGCCCCCTGTGTTGCTGTAGCGACTGTTATCCGCATATTGTTATTATTCCCTTTAAACGTTACGTTTTCAGGTGTTTCAATATAATAAGGGCCGTATGCATTATAATTATCTCCTAAATTAAGCGTTGACGGTCTATTTGCATAAATTACCTTTTGCGTAACATTCCAATTCTTAGGGTTATCTTTAAAATTACCGCTAACTGTGTTATTTGTAATGTTCATTTTCAAAGTAGAACCAAATAATTTATATACAATGCCATTTTCGGTATATTCTTCATCAGCAGCTGCACCAATTTGAGCGCCAGCAATTGTATAATCTGCTACTTTTGCACCTGTGAAATTATGATAGGTGAGCTTGATATCATCTTCGCCTAATGGCGGAATTGTTACAGTACAACCCCCAGCACTGTCTAGCGTGAAAGGTGTGTCATTACCAACTACCTTAACGCTGTAATGTGGCTCGCCTGTTACTGCTACAGCCTGTTGCCCTTGGATTACGCTCGGAATAGTCAACGGCTTAAATTCAGTCAGAGGGAACGGCTTTCCAATGTTTCCAATCATGGCTGTTAGCACATCGTCAACATCGGTACTTTCACACCACACGTTACCTTGTAATAAGAGTTGATGAGCGTTGTCTGCTGTAGCACTTGCGCCGTCCTCACCTTTATCACCTTTAGGACCTTTTAGGGCCTCTAACTGTTCTGGTGTGAAATCTGCATAGGTGAATGGGTCGCCTTTATCCCCTTTAGGACCTTGCTCACCTCTTGGCCCTTGTTCGCCCTGTGGTCCTTGTGGTCCTTGATTTCCTTGCTTTCCTTGTACGCCTTGCGTTCCCGGAATTGTAATATCAATCACTTTCGGAACCCTTGCTTGAATGTTCACATATTCAAAGTTATTTGTATCTTCCATAATTATTGCACCCCCTAATGTGCTGAAATATCATGAATGAATTTCATATCACCCATTACGATTTTAGTGGTATCGTTCCCATGAATAAGGAACACATCATATTGACCGCTCTTATAATTGCGGCCTATGTTCTTAGTTGCCTCGGCGCTGATTGTGCAGTAAACGATATTATCATGAATTACACATTCAGCCTCAGCCAATAGCTTGCCCTGCACGCTCCGCACTTTCATAATTGCCGTGCAGGTGCTTAAATCAAAATCGGCACTGACCTCGTAACCTCTACGATAGTCCGCGCCGATGTGTAATGTCTCTGGCTCGTTTCTGATAAAGTTCATATGTACCTCGCTATTAAATCATCATTATTTCAATAGCTGGAATATTTTGAGTTCCGTCAAGTTCACAAATCAATACTTGGGTTGTTGTGATTGAGTTTTGTCTAATAGTGCCGCCAGCATTTCCGCCGTACGTTGTTACTATATCAACACCGTCGCCGTCCCAGCTAACTTTATGGGCCATAAAGCCATTGTCTGAGCCAATAGCTGCCAATGGATAGGTAAAATTCAACCCAGCTTTTTTAATGCCATGAAATTTGACCTTGCCGATTTCGTACTCTTCCTTAGATAGGAATGTAGCAGGATAATCCTTATGAATGACTAATGCTAACCGCATTGTTAATAAATTACTGTTAAATATAACGTTGCCATTCTTATCGTATATTTCCATGCCATATTTATCTGTTTTAGGCATTTTGTTAGAGAATACATATATTTCCATGGTGTTAGCAATCTTGCGTACGTTTTCAAGGCTATCCGTTTCAAAAGTAATTCGCAAGTAATTCGTCCATTTTCCAACACGAGTAGGGTGGTTCTTATTTCTCATTTCCGCAAGTTTGATATTCTTGATAGGCGAATTTGTACTCATAGCATATACATATTGCTCGTCAGCTTGTCGCTGCAAGATTGGAATGTATAAATTAGCGTAGTATATATCCCCGTTTGGCGTATTTTGAACGCCGTATATAATTCCGTCGCCGTTGTATCCGTAATATTTATTTTGTGCCACTTCAATCGACTGTTTAATCGGCATACCCTTGAGGCTGATTTTATATTTTAAGTACAAGCAACTATCTGTATCGTTAATTGTTACTATGCTATCATTATTATGGCTTTCAAAATGTTTCATATTACATCACCCCATAGATTAATGCTACTTTACAAGGTTTATTGACATTATTAGGCGCTTTTAAATTCCACGAAATTTTACCACCCTCAACAACAATGTTGTAATTAGGCCCGAATCCATACAAAATGTCGTCATTATCGCCTGCATACGAATTTAAGTAATACCATATATGCTGGTCTTTGCTCAATTCGACTGTAGCGCTGCCACTTTCCTCAATTACATCAAACCGTTTAACGCCAGATACTTTTGTAAGTCTATCTGTTAAGCTAACAATTTGAACGCCGTTCTTATTAAATACTTGTAATCCAGCTGGCATGTTATTTTCACCCCCATGCTTAAATAATCGCTTAAATAACTTCTTGAAAAATGTAATTATTCCCATACGCCTAACCTCACTCGCAATTGATTGTCATCGTCATACACTTCAATAAGATTATCGCTAATCTCAACCCTTGCGCCGCTTGTTTTAGTTCGCAATGTGCCGATTGTTGCGGTTATAGATGAAAGGCTATCCACTTGCATTTTATCAGCAGTAACGGCGCCAGCCTGTATCATGCCTTTGGTGATGATGTTATTATCAAATAATGCGTCGCCAGTAACATGCAATAATTTGCCGTCTATTCGTGTACCTGCTGGGCTTAAATTAATACGGCTCACCAGTTCTGCACCATCAAGGCTATTCATAGCCTCTGTTACTTTTAACTCAATACCTCTTGAAATCTGCGTGATTTGTGAATTGATATTATTTTGATAGTCTCTCAAAGTGCGTTGGTATGCCTTGCCTAGGTCGATAATTTTGCTATCCATACCATTGACGGCAGTCTTGACTGTGCCGACTTCGCCTTTTAAGTCATTTACTGCTTTGTCTATGCCCTCTATGCCTAGGCTTTCCATATCTAGTAGGGACTTATCGATTTTAGCTTTTACCGCTACATTCTCCGCGCTGCTGCGTGGTCCCTCTCCGAACATGTCAACATACGCCACTTGTACAGCGTATACGCCAGCCTCGAGCGGTACATTGATAATGTTCGTAGTGATGTAATACACATTGTCATCAATATATACGTTCGCACCCTTGCAGTTTACTGGAATATGTTCAAATGTAACACCTATACCGCTGATATTGGCCGTTGCTTTGACTTTCGTCGGCTGCTTTGGTACAGGTATGTTATACGTCAATTCAGCTGGTGCGCCGTATCCTTTAGCAGGGTTATGAGCGATACAATACACTTTAGCGGTACGTTCCGTTAATAGGGTGCTGAATGTGGTGTTATTACTTCGGCCAATTAGTCCGTCATTTTGCCCTGCGCTGAGGTCTAATCTGATTTCATAATAATCTACATCGGCATTTCTAACTTCAAGCCAATTGAAATGTGCCATATCGCCGAATGAAACAGAAAAGCCCTGCGGTGCATTCGGCACTTCGCTCTTCATCTCAACTGTAATACTTTTCGTAATGCCTTGCGATGTGTTGCCGTGCGTATCCTTTACTTGAATTTTCACATCATAGGTATGTCCGAGTTCGCACCCGCTAACAGTAATAAGGCCCTCACCAGCGCCGCCATATTTCCATGTGCTACCTTGCTCTCTGTACCACAATTCGACTGTATCAAGGCTATTGATACGAGGTACATCGAATTGAGCTACTACGTCAAAGGATAATACGCCGTTACCAATTTCGTAATATTTCGTATATAGTGCTAAATTGCTAACCTCTGGGATATAGTAAGGTACTATTTTATACGGATAAGCCTGCACTTCATCAAGGCCTTGCTCATTCGTACCGAACAGGTTCATTGATGTAAACTTCAAATATACTGTTTTCCCTATATCTTCCTTTCTATAAGAATGGCGATATAGCGCCTCATCAATCCGAATAAACCGCGCACCGCTTGCGTGGTCTGTTGGTATGGTTGCATATTGTCCGCGTACTAATCCAGTCAGTTTATAGCTGCCGTCTGTCTGCAGCTGCGCGCCCTCATAACTCAATGCCTCGCCGTCAATCCATGATAGGGTATTCGCACGTTCGGCGTCGATGTGTGTACCGCCTTTCATGCTGCCTTGATTAAGTTTTACACTTACGCCGTCGCCTGTATTAGACAATGCGGTAAGAGTTCGCCCCATGCGAGCCTGTTGCGTGATAGAACCTACTCTTGCATAGTTCTCATCATTATCAGATAGCCACACGGAACAGCCGCCCCAACCGCTTGGCGCGTTTACGCCGATAAATACTTGATTACCGCCAACGTCGCCAACTGTTTGGAATATTGCCACATCATTGACGCTAGGCGCCTCTTGATTGTAATCCACAAAAGGGCGCTCGTTTTCATGCACATCATAACGTGCTGGCGCGTATGTCCCTGCTGGCTTGCCCTCGGCCGTGAATTCAAGTTGCCCGTCGGCTGCCTCATTGACTGCGGTTATAACTACGATTTGCTTGTTTAATTGACACGCCTCATCTGTTAGCGTTACAAGGTCGCCGACTTCTAAAGTACAAAAAGCCCAGTCAAGTCTAAAAGTGTACTGTGTTTTAGAATACAGCCGTTTCATGGCTAATTGTTCCGCATAGTACTGCGCTCTAGCCTTTGTATAAAGGTAGTGAGCCGTTTTCTTTGAGGCTGGTTTGAGGCCGTTCTTTTGCACGTCCGCTACTACTTCAAAAGATACTGTTTCTTTCTCGTAGCTATTGGCGCGGTTAATAAATTCAACTGTTGCCTCGTTGTAAGCCTCGCTTGTATCTTTTCGCTTGTATAGAATAAGCTGCCCGTCTGTTCCTGCGATAAAATCATCAGCAGTGAGGTCATATTGAATTTGATTTTCTGGCGCCCAATCTCCTATAGGCTTATCGGCTAAAGGCACAATTTTGAGCCTGTCAGTACTCCAGAATACAAGGCTGTTAGTAATCTCAGCTATATCGTTGATAATACTTTGAGCCTTGGCGCTCTTTTGCTCGGGCGGTGTGCTGATTAATATATCGGCCGCTCTACAATAGGCCCGATAGTTCTCAATGCCCTCGATTTGCACATCGGCCCCAACTGATTGCAGTACATGCTCGATATAGTCCGCTGGATTTACATCAATGCCGTCGCCTGTGTCTCTGAGTTTACCCATAATTTCAAAGTTGTATTGTGGTAAGCTACCACGCTCGCCCAAATCAACCACGCCAGCCATGTAAGCCAATCCGCTATATGGTAGCGCTTTGTCTGGGTGCTTAGATACCATGTAAGGCCAAGGCGCTTGACCTTGCTCACCATTAAATAAGGTAAGCTCAATCTTTTCACTAGGATAAGAATATATTTCCTTATCTCGCCACACCTTGCCAACGCCAGCGATAGGCCCCTCACATAATGCAATGGCTGCCGCCACTGTATATGTGTAAGTAATTTCAGTATGCGATGAACCGCCGCCCTTACCTGTTCGGGTGGTGCTGCTGTGTTCGTGCGCTGTGAAATCCTCATAGTCGATGATGTTACCACTAACCCGAGTAGTCCCCAATATTTCGGGAACCACCTCACCATAAGAGGCCGTATTGATTTGGAAATCGGCAATCATGTCGGCGCGGGTTGTAGTATTTTTCCCTCTATGAAATAGAAAGCCCATTATTCACGCTCCTCTCTGTATCGGTACACCGCTCTCAATCGTGAGCGGCCTTTTTTATCGAAAAATAGTACATCATCAAGTTTCGAGATGATTACGCCATAGTCAACAAAGGAATGAATTACAAGGCCTTTCCCTATATAGATAGCGCCGTGAGAAATACAACGTCCATATTGATATAGTAGAAAGTCGCCTATTTCAAGCGGTGCGCCCTCTTTCACCTCATCGGCTACTTGCTGCACATACTTGAGGTATTTTTCCTCGGAATGGTGCAGGTGCCACTCGTTTGAATAATCTTCTATGTCAATTCTGTCGCGTTTCATCACTCCGCTATCAACAACCGCCGCAACGAGCAAATAAGAACAGTCAACGCCTACACCTTTAACCATTGAATTATTGACATACGGCGTACCTAACCACTTAACAGCCGCATTGGCGATTTTCTCGCCTGTTGTTAATTCATTAATATCTGTCATCGTATGCTCTCCTTTAACGGAACGTAAGGCGTCGCTCTGTTCCTATCCCAATTATCGAATTTATTCTTGCACTCTGTAGGCGTCTTATTACAGCCAGCATATATATAGAATTGGTCGCCAACTCTTGGGCTTACTTCGAGGGCGCTCATATACAGAATTACGCCGTCATTGCTTTGTAATATCTGTGTTGATTGCCCCGCCATTGGGCCAGTGAGCCAATCTATACCGCCAGCCGTGTAATAGCCATTCTCGAATGGAATATCTATTCTTATCGAATTGGCGCCGCTGCCTAGATCTGTAACCTTGCCACTCTTACGGAACCGCTTAATATCAACGCCGCACTCCTTAGAGTACACGCTGAAAGGGCATTGAGGATAATAACGGCGGTTAGGATATTCAATATTGAGCTTTTGCACGATTGATTTAACATTTAGCTTTAATGTGAGGCCGCCGCCTTGCGTTACCTCACATAAGCCAGTAAATAAACCAACCACACCGATGATTTTATAGCTATCGTCAAAGAATGCTCGGCGTAGCGTCATCTCAGCGCCGTCAAATCCACCATTATGAGCCACGGCCATAATAGGGACGCCGCCTATTGTATCCTGTTCATTCGTCGAAATGCTAACAGTCATCTTGTCAACACTTACAGTGCTGTTTGTAGTTATCTTATCCCTTACAATAATAGGCCCGTTACTCTTATAGACTTGGCCGTTATAAGAAACGTCCGCGTCTGAATCGGCCCAATAGTAAGAAACACCACTGCGCAAGCGCAACTCGTAGAGGTCGCAACTTACGAAATACTTATCATTGTTTAGGTGCTGCCTTAGCGCCTCATTTACTGCTTTCATGATTGCCCCCTATCGAGTTGTAACTAATTTGAATGTTTTCGATTTATAAACGTCGGTAAAAATATACTCGGCCGTCATATCGCCGCTAAACCGCACTAACCAATAGTAGGTATAATCTGCGGTTATAACTGCATTCGGTGCTACTGTTTGGCCTTGTGCTAACTTTATAACACCTTTATCACTAACTGCACGAATCGGCGTACCATTGGCGTATAGTTTTACGTCCTCAACGTGATAAACAGGCTCGAGGAAATCGCCGAATTTTCTCACGGCTTGCCATGAACCCTCTGAGCCTGTGCCGAGTTGTATGCCTTTCTCTTGATTGTCCTCGGGGTCTAGCCATAAGAAAGGAATTGTACCGCCCTTTGTTTTGGAATAGAACCCCATGAGTTCCTTATATTCCGCTGGCTTAAGCACCTCGAAATCTGTCGAAATCGTATATTGCGGATATTTCCACGTTGTCATGGTCCGCACCTTGCCCGAGCCAGTTGTCTTGATTTTAGTATCCCATTTTTGTATTTTTTGAGATTTCCACCCCAACGAAATAATCTTAGGGAATTTCAATAAGTCTGCCATGTTACCACGTCCCCGCTGTTGCTATGAATTCCCTGTCTTGATTCACAAGGAATTGACGTAAAGCCCTACCGCCTCGACTTTCGAGGAATCCGCCAAAACTTTCGGCGTCAATCGCATTGATGTTGATAGTAGCGCCGCCAGTGCCTGCACCACCATTCGCGCGGTTGATTCCGTCGCCTAATCGGTCGAATACTGTATCAGATAAAGGTAATACAGCCTCTTCATATTTGCCCTCGCCAATTTGTGCAAGGGTAGCGCCATAGGTAAGACCACCCTCGGCCAATTTCGGCATGCTTTTTGCGCTAAACATAGAGCTAAAATTTCCACCGTCTTTGAGCGAGCCGCCAAGATTGCCAACACTACTCAATGCCGTGGCCTGTGCTATACCTGCAGCTGTGTTGCTACTCCATGCAGCCATGCCAGCAATAGAGCTTGCGCCAAACGTTGCCATACTAACCTGTTGAGCTAGTTGAGACCATGCAGGGAGTTGAGCCTGTGCTGCTGCTACACTCGCCGCTGTTTGTTGCGATTGTAGCATTTTACCGAGTACGGCTTGCTTAACCTGTGCCGCTACCCATTGAGCCAAACTATCGGCGATTGTTTTGAGTATTGCTTTACCCATATTTTGGAAAGCCTGCGTAATCGTCATTGTGCCTTGCAAAAGTCCAGAAATACCCTCTTGCAACTTATCAATGCCAGCGCTTGCAGCGTCCCATATCAATTGTTGGCTGTTGAAATGGCTGTTCATTACTGCGTCTTGATATTCTGTAAGTAGTTCTTTCTTAAGATCATAGCTTTGTTGGGTTGCTACATATTCATCGTCAAGTGCTTGCTGCAACGCCTCGAAATTCTGCGTCCGCATAGCCTCATCAATAGCCCATTTCTCTTCCTGTAATTCGCGATGATATTGTAAGGCTTTATCGTTATATTCTTTTTGTTTCGCCAATAACTCAGCATTTTTCATTTTTTCAAACGAAATAGTGCCGTCATCATGGTCCTTGAATATAACGCCCTTTTCTTTTAACGTGTCAATGTAATGCTGTTGTTGCATTTTATCCATTTTCACGAAATCATCGTTCATTTTAGCGTACTTATCAGTGATTTCATCAATTGCGTCGGTGTAATCCTTTTTGAGTTGCGTCATAGGGGACGCGCTGCCTGTGGAATCCTTACTTACAAGATTAAAATTGAAATCCTTGACGTAATCGCGTACAGATTGCTCAATTTCTAGTAACTTTTGAGCCTCTTCCTGCTTGGCTTTTATGCGCTTGTCTGAGTATACCGCCTCTAGGTTGGCTAAATCCTCATTATAATTGACATTTGCGGCTTTCGATTTGTTGAGTTCATCAAGCTCTTTCTTGTATTCGAGTTGTACAAGCTCTTGTTTGTTGCCCAACATTTCAAGATAAGATTGCAGTATTTTTTCATGCGTTTGTTTAGCCTCTTTGACGAGTTCATCATGTTTACTTGAACCACCGCCACCTTTTCCGCTGCCACCACCGCCGCCAGCACCGCCGCCAATATCTTCGCCGCCGCCACCGCCGCCAACGCCGCCAACGTCTAAATCACCGCCGCCACCAGATAAGCCTTGTGTAATTTGCGACGCCATATTTACGCCGCCGTTTACGATTTCTTGCGCCGTGTCAGCGCTGATAGTATCAACCTGTTGTATTGCGGTAAATGTAGTACCAAAGAATTTAGCAACCTTGTCGCCTACGCTATTGAGTTTGTTAATTAACCAGTTAAGGGCCTCTATAATCTTATTGACGCCCCAAACGGCGGTATGAACAATTGTAGAGAATACTGAGGCCAACGTATTGCCGAACCCATTAGAGGCCGCCGCTGCTGTTGCAAATACAGTTACGAGCGTCATAATTACGGATATTAATATTCCGATTGGGTTGGCTCTCATTACCAAATTAAGCACCCGCTGCGCCGTAGCTGCCGCTAATGTACTGCCACGCAATGCCAAGAATAAGGATTTCAATACAGTAGTCCCCATTGTTAGCGCCCCGACTGTCAATATAGTGCCTTGAATTGCCACTCTGACCGCCGTCATTGCCACGCCGTAGGCTCTAGTCGCTACTGTTGAGGCTAATTGTGCCGTTTTCAATGCTACTGTTTTAACAGTCAATGCTGCCGTCTGAGTGCCGCATAGTGCCATAGCCGCCCTATATGTAGTAAACGCTACAACAACGGCCAGCACGGCTGCGCTAACCCTTGGCATGGTAGTGATAAATAAGCTTGTAAAGCTGCGTATCGTTTGGCTTATGACTGTAATAATCGCTTTCAGCCCGTTAAATGCACCGCCTATGATGCTAATCGAGGCCGAGGCTGTAACTGCCATAGTACGAATTGCAACGCCAACGCCTTGAACGAACGCTTGAAAGTCGCCATTTTGTGGAATCGCTGAAAGTTGTTCAAGTACAGGCTGAAACGCTAATAACATTTCATTCTGGATAGATTGCCCTACTTCGGCGAACGTCATCGGAATTTCAGCAAATTTTGCGTTTGTTTCCTCAGCACTATTGAATAGTGCCTCTTTGATGATGTCGGCCGTGATTAACCCTTGCGAGGACATATCTTTTAATTGACCTACAGTGAGGCCCATTTCTTGCGCAATAGATTGGGCGAGCATTGGCGCGTTTTCCATAATGGAATGAAATTCATCGCCTTGCAATTTGCCCGCTGCCATAGCTTGCGTTAATTGGTACATAGCGGCGCTTGATTCTTCGATACTAGCGCCAGATATTTTGAATTGCTTATTCAGCTGCTCAACGAACATAATCGCTTCATCATTCGAGCTGAATGCATCTTTCGCTAGCATATTAAGCTTGGCTACACTGTCCGCCATATCTACATAGCTACCGCGGGACCGCTGCGACGCGTCAAACACTTTCTCCATAATTTCGGCCGTGGTTTGCGTGCCGTCATTAATAAGGTTAATCCGTGAGCGTACGCTGGTTAATTGGTCGGCGGTCTGTGCTGCTGCCGTTGCCACGTCCTTGACGGCTGTCGCGGCCAAACTAATGCCAGTAACAGCGCCAGCAAATTGCAAGCCCTTATTCACTTGAGTCATTATAGATTTGATTTCATCACGAATGCCAGCCGCCTCTTTGGCTACCTTACTGCCCGCCTCTGATACGCCTTTCGGTATATCTGTACTCAGCTTATTGGCAACCTTGCTTATGGCCGCCTGTGCCTCTGTACTGTCCGCGCTAATTCGTACATTGATATTACTATCTGCCATTGTCTATATTTCACCCCCTGCCTCTCTAAATTCACGAATAAAATCCGCCTCATCTTGGCGCTTTTGTGCGTCTGTAGGCGGATATAAAATATCTATAAATTTTTTCGGTTCAATTGCTTTTGATAATTGCGTGTTCATGATGTTTGTTATCCAGAACGCTCTATTTTGGTCTTGAATTTTGCAGCGCCGTTCATAGCCATGTACGAGTTTCCTGTACTCAATAGGCTGTAATCGCATTAATTCCCAAGGCTTTAGCTCTAGCACGCTATACGCAATTTCTTCGGCATTTCTCAGCCATAAAGAAAAAGAGGGGGCGCGTTGGCCCCCGTCTAGTTTTTTAGTTGTTCGGCCTCTTCATCGATTGCCAATTTATCGGCTTTTGTAAGTTCATCAGGGAACATTTGATAATACATGTTCATACCAAATGCACCGCTCGCAACAATCGCTTTCATTAATGGCGCTTGTAACGTCAATAAACTTACTTCGCTTTCATCATCAGAAAGCAAATTATCAATCAATTCATAGTATTGTTGAGGATTCCGTTTGTGCTGTTTCATGCCGATAGCGTAACCAGAAACAATACTATTAATAGGCCATGTCGGCATTTGTAAAAGTTCACCAATAGGCTTACCTACTGCCGCCTCAAATTCCATGAGGCGCTGAATGTTGAACATAATATAATCGCCGTCTCTAAATAAATTACATGTAACTGTTTTCATAAATAACTCTCCTATTGTTTAGCGCTAAAAAAGTAGGATTATTCTGTTGAATTAACCGCCAACCGCTGGGCTACCTGTTGGTGCGTCTTGTAATTCGGATAAAGGACCGACGCCATTCAAGGATCCTTTATAAGTCGCTACGCCGTCATGAGGCGTGTTGATAGATAACTCTGTTACGCTGGCGATACCAGTGAAATAGCGTTTATCTGGGTATTCGAATTTAATCATTACATTATCGCCGTCAAGGAATGCTTTTTCTAATAGTTTTAAGCTTTCCTCTTTAGGCATAAGCAACGTTTCAATAGAGAAAGACCATTCCTTAAGGCCTGCAATAGTGGATTTCCAACCGCCAGAACCTTTGTGAGATGCGTCAATGCTATCAGCTTTACGAGAAAGGTCGCCGCTACGTTGACCGCCTAATAATAGCCATTTAGCGCCAGCTTTTTCGTCTGTGCCAACGTTCAAATATAAAAGGTAGTTCTTGCCCGCTGTTGGCATATCTACCGCCGCTGGTTTATATAGTTTTGTTTCAGCCATTAATAAATACCCCCTTTAGTATCATTGTTTAAGTCATACAAACGAGCCTCGAGCCTGTATTGAGTGCCTATAAAAGGCCTCATACTGTCATGGTCGTCTGTTTTATTTGTGCAGCGAATATCAATAACTTGATAGCCGCTATTTTGTAATACACAATACTCCTCGTTAAGCACGCCGCACGCCTCACGAAACGCAATCAAGATTTTCTCTATTTTGCTTTCGAGTTCCGATATTTGCGCATAGGCTGCACCGAATTCGTTGCCGTCCTCTTTAGTCCATACCTCAACATAAAACTCTTGTTTCAGCATGTTATGCACTTTATCGTCAATTGGCGTACATTCGCCGCGCCCTAGCATTACCATGCCAAGCGTATCGACGCCCGCATTTTGAGGATTTAAAAAGCCGAGTTCGACTTTTCCGTCAAACCCAGCTTTCTCGATTGTGTATTTAATTTTGTTTAATAATTCAAGCCACATATTAGCCACCTCGATATAGTGGAATACATCTATATCCCGCATACTTAGCTGGCTGCCCTGTTAGTTGCTCCGCCGTGATTTGGTTTTCTAAAACCGCTATTCTAGCATTGATATATGTCAATTTCTTAGAATAATAATCATCGTCTTGGCCGCCTCGACTATACGGTCCTACCAATGAGGCTGCTTTATTCATGCATGTCTCTCGATAGCAGTACAGCGTTACGAGTTCATCAGCAACGAATGAACGAATTACATCGCTCTCTTGTACGCCTAGCCGTTTAGCTAGCACATACAGCCATTGCTCGGCTTTTGTCAGCGTTGTTTCAAGCACGTTAGGCCCTAGTAGCTCATCGTCGAATGTCATCTCTTGAAATTCGTATAGCATATATCAAACCCCTTACAGTTTAATTTCTAAATGCGTGCGGTTAGCGTTTAACTCAATATCTCGAGCCACATCATTAAGAGATACATCAACCGCTTTTGAGAATATATCACGAATTTCGTCGCGGCTATGGTCTAGCGCCTCGTATAGGAACGGGTCGGCCTTTGTGCCTCTGTGATGTACACGTTTGGCGAACACAAACCCATTACCGCCTACAGGAACCCAACGCAATGCCTTTTTCTGCTTAGGAAATATGTCATGCGGCCGAGTTCCCTCATGCACGAATGGGCCATAATATGCGGCTTGACTGTCGATATATACCTCTGCTGTCTTATCGCCAATCATGCGCACATCAATAGCCCTCTCGAGTTGCCCCGTGTGCGATGTGAATTTATGGTTATTTTGCGCCGCTGTTTGTACCTCTCTAGCGCTAGCCTTTACCGCTTGCCTCAATCTTCTCTCAAAGATTTCACGAGCATTCATGATTATTTCTTACTGGATTTTGTAGACTTTTTCGCGCCGTCTGTTGGCTCTTTGTCTGGCTCTTTATCGTCTACTCCGCCAGCGCCGTCTGTTGGCTCTTTGTCTGGCTCCAATACAGGGCTTAATGAATAGCCCTCATCAAGTAGTTGTTCAAGAACGAATTCATCATCTGTATATTTGACTTCGTTCATTCTTACAAGTCTGTATTTCTCCATGATGTACCCCCGTTGTTAATTAAGCGCCAAAGTTAGCCCATACACTAGCTAAGCGATTTTTTGGAACCCATACATCGTGGAATTTACGATAATCGATAGACCAAGCATTTGCTTGCTGTGTAGTGTTAGGGTCAAAAATACGCATTTTGTCGGTTTTAGATACCGCAATCGCTGCAGCACGGCTCATAATTAGCCAGTTGATAGCTTTCGCGCCTGTATCAGCTTTAAAACCGCCCTTTTCTTGCCCGCTAGTTGTGCCGTCATTGAAAACATATTGAGATTTCATACGAGCGCTAGGCACGCCAATAATAGGAATTTCATTGTAAGTGCGAACGCGTGTATTGTATGCGCCATGTGTAAAGTTAGCTACATCGAGCAAGCCTTTAGCACCTGCTGCCGCGTTCAAAACACTTTGAACGCGCGCACTCATTACAATTACAAGGTCGCCAGTTTCGCCGATTAAATCCTCGATTTCCATGATTTCCTTGTTTAATTGTTTGATGATATTTGTATCATCTGGCGTGAATGCGTCTGTTTTACGGCTTTCTTGTTTGGCATATGCTGCCACCTTGGAATAACGATAAGCATCAATTTCTGGAATTACTTGTTCTTTTTGGAATGTAGTCATAACGTTGGTACCTGTTGCAAGGAAGTTAGATTCATCTACGTCCATAGAATCAAGTAAGAATTTACGGCCACGGTCTTGCGTCAATTTAAAATCTTGATATTTCAAGGATACGCCGCCGCGATTATAACCATTGTCGCGGTCATAATTTGCTAATCCGTCAACGGATAAAGTAGGAATCTTAACAGTATCGCCGCCGTTATATTTAACATCGCCAGCGTTTACTTCCATAAAGCCAGATGTAGCACCTACTACCATTTGTTGGTCTAGCAATGTTTGAAAGTTTTGAGCCATTTGTAAAGTATTAATTGCCATGTTTTACCTCTTTTCTGTGAGTAAATCAATTATTTTCGCTTGGCGGTTTAATGCCTGCGATTTTGAACATTTCGGCAAGTTGTGCGTTTCCGCCTGTTGCATTGCCAGCACCTGCGCCACTGCCGCCATTTTGTGCATGTTTAACCGCATACGGCTTGTCAGCAAGGAATGCAGTCGCACACTCTTCAATAGTGCCAATAGTGCCGTCCTCTTTCTTCCAACCATATGAGCCGTCATCTTGCACGCTAATTTGTCCAGCGACTAACTTGCTGAATGTTTGGGCGTCTGTACAATTTGCCTTTGTTAGTGCCGCAATAGTTTGGGCACTAATTTCTGAATCAGTACGCTTTTGAATTTCATCTTGTCGAGCCTTTTCTGCTGCCTCGTATTTGTCTGTGAGGCCTTTAATTTGCTTTTCAAGTGCAATGATCTCGGGCGTTTTTTGGCCTTTATTCGCCTCGTACTCGTCAACTTTACCTTTCAACTCGTCGCGCGCCGTTGTTAATTCAGTAATTTTGTTTTCAAGTTTTAAGCGTTCCGTTTTCGCCCCGTCATTGATTTTGGAAATCTCGGATTTAAACCCTGCAATTAGGTCTTTACCGCCGTCGATTCCCTCTAATTTTGCGTACAATTCTGCTAAAGTCATGTATCTGTCTCCTTTTCAACATGAATGCGCCACCTTTCGCCGCTTGCTACTTAATGGCAATATAAAAGGCTCACACCTTCGCCAGTGTGAGCCTGTAAATCTATTATGAATTTAATACAAAAAGCCACCTATATATAGGTGGCTTAATATCCTAAACTTGCAAATACTTCTTTAACTTTCTTATCTGTTTTAATTTTTATTAAACGTTCTTCCTCTTTAGAAAACGTTCTAGGTTGCTGCATTAATTCTTCAAATTCATTAGGAGTAAAGTCGATATAATCTAGTAACATTTTATTATTCGTGTTTTTCATATATCAACCACCCCTTTTTATGTAAGTCATTCAATGCCATATCAGATGCTCTATGCAAACCATAATCTTCTTTATATATATTATAAAGCATCTCGAAAGACCTTTCAACGGGTTTGTCTCTATCTATACTCGATACCGAATATATTTTTCCATTTCCTGTAACAACTACAGCGCCATGTATTTGAGGCGTTTTTACATATGTATCTATATCAACACGAGAAAAACCACTATTATTAGGATGATTATGAATTGCAACTATTGAATTGTCTCGAGTATATCCAGCTGGTTCGCTAATACCAACCTTATTCGAGTTTTCCTTTCCTACAGAATACTCTATAGTCTTACCATTCCTTGCATCGATTAACGCAATACGTTCTACATTACGGCCATTTGAGACATTAAAGCAGTTGATTGCTTCCCTATGTAGTGCATCATTAACCTTTGTTTTATACGATAACAACTCAAAATTATCCCTATAAGACTTAGAATTAATCTTCTTTTTATCAACAATATACGGATTATCAACATTGTTATTTTTAGGCTCTATAATTTTAGGTTGTGATTGTATAATGCTTTCCTTTGGCGTTCTCACGTGAAAGACTTCCCCCGTCCAACCTCTCGCCATTTGTGTCCATGATCCTTTACCACGTTGTACATGTTCTCGCCCATTAACGCCAAGAATGCGCTCTTGATTGACTTTAGACAATGAATTAATGTATCGCTTTCCGCCCTCTTCGATGTTTTCTTTTGCTTGATGTATATCAACCTCAAAATCATAAACAGGGGCAATCTTGCATAAACAGTGAGGATGAGCGGGTAACGTTGGAAATTTATCCTTTGGATATATCCCTTTACCTAACCCGTAGAAATCAGCATTTGCATACACGTCGCATATATCACATACAGGGTGGCGGCTGTTTAGTTGCCACTTCAAGGCCACTACATCATCATCATTCTTATAACGTAGCATTTGCCCGTCTGCGTAGGCTCTCGCCGCCTCTGTGCGCGCTATCCGTTCGGCGTTGTATCGTGCTTTCTCTTGCACGGCTACGTTTACCGATTTTGATAGATCAATCGCGTTCGCCTCGTCAACGGCTTTTATCAATCCAGTATATGCAGCTCGTAGGCTCGGCGTTGTATTCTGTCGAACCTGTATTTCTGCTTTGCGTAGCACATGCTTGAATTGAGCTACTTCATCATCATTCAAATAGTTAGGCCATTTTAACCCTCTAACCATTTCGATATATTTCGGTAGCTTATCCGTCTGAATTGTGCCGCCGTTTCCGTAGCCCTCAAATATGGCTCTTGCCATTTGCTTGATTGATTTACCACGTTTCAATGATTGCCGAATCACTTCCGCCGTATCTCGTTGTATCTTGGCCGCATTATTGTGCAGTCGAGTTGATAAGGTTAGTCCGTCGCTCGTCCAAGCCTCTTGCATAGCCTCGCTAATTGGCTGCGTAGAGTAATTAAAAGGCATATGGCCCGCTGCACGATTGGCAACCAGTACACCATGATATGCATTATTGAAATTCTGCACCATATCAGCCGTAAGAGGTGCCTCTAGCAATTTCATAATAGGATAAGACTTATAGGCCACTCTAACCGCCATATCGGGCGAATAGCCAAGGTCTATAAGTTCCTTTATCATACGTTCAAATTGTTCGAGTGCCTCGTCAATCGTTTTCGCCGTCTCTGTTTTCTTCATTGTCTACGCCCTTATCATCGTCATGCGGTGCGCCGCTGTCTAACTCATCAAACGCTTTATTTTGACGTGCCTCGTCGGATGCTTGTTGTGCCTCGCTTATGATCATATCTTTAACCTCTTTCTCAAGGTTAGGCATGTAAGCGTCAATCACTTTCTTCAAGATTTCACTATCGAATGTATCAGAATTAAATTCTAGGTCTTTCGCCTGTTGCGCCTGTGTTAGGCTTTCCGTTATATCGTTGACTTTGAAATCTCGAGGGTACTCGCAAGAATACTCGATATTATCACCGCTCCATAATTTATAAAGTGCGATAATATCATATTCTGCGTTCTCGCATTGCACTGCAAAATCAGAAAGCCGCTGATTAGTACGCTCAAAATCCCATTGTTTAGCAACGCCACTCTTAGCTTGCTGCACTCCAATTACTGAATCAATACCACTCATGCGATACATTTCATTGATCAGCTTATCGATTTGAGCCATAAGCACCTCAGCGGGTCCCTTATCTGGCGCGATAAAGTCGGGCGCCCTCGCTGAATCATGAGGGTATGCGAGCAGGTTATCCGTTCCAATTGTTACGTCTGAAAGGCCGTTGCTATCTACAGGCATGGTTAAGATTGAGAATGTTTGATTGTAGAGAATTTGAGACAATAACGAACATAGGTTATAGACATGTGCATTGGTCTTGGCGATACTCAAATACTCGGGCGGTGGTAATATATCCCGCTTACGAGCAGCACGGCCAAACCATTGCACAATAGGAATACGCCCGATATTATGCTCGCCCTCGCCAATCGTCTTGCCGTCGCCGTCTTTGATGTTCCATGATGTAGGCGTCCAAGTATGGTAATGCGTTTTGACTGTGCCGTCCGCATTTGCCAAGTATGTCGCATAGGTAAATACAGATAATCGGCCATTATCATCGAATGTGAAATTCATTACATTCTTAGGTTCTACCGCCGTCAAATAAGGCATAGAACGATTTGCCAACGTGTCTGCCAGCGAGTTGCCGAATTCCGTTACATTGTCAACTACGATGTACATCACGCCGTAGAGTTTCGCAAGCGTTGCGTTTTGACGAGTGAATTCCTGCAATGTAGTACCCTCTCGGTCTACATCGTTAATGAATTCATCAAATAATACAGATTTGCTATACTCCCGTTTGATTTCATCTTTAAAAATAGGGTCTACGCTCGCGTTGAGGATAGGCCCTGTATAGTTTAGATAATATGCAATTTGACGCCGAAACTTAATCGAATCGGCTCCCTCTCGTCTGTGCGGTGTGATTGCTGCACCGCTGGCGAACATACCGCTACCATAATAGGCGTCATGTAGTATCTCGTACTCGTCTGTTCGAGGATTAGAATAAATAATTGCCATGTATTCCCCTTTCTAATATATGTTAATGCGGCCACTTCTAACCTGTGGCGCGTTTATCTTCTCCGCTATCCCTGTTAATGCGTCGGGCGCGTCATCGTGTGCGTTCTTGCCCTCTCGTTGGTATCTCGTGATATCAGCAGCTAACTGAGGCCACCTATCACGCCAATTCTTAGGCATATACACATGATTCATAACCCATGTAGCATTGGATTGAATGCGGGCTATTTTGTTGCCGCTTTGATGAAACATATTAATCACGCACTTATTAGAATTGTATTTCTGTTTGAGTATGCTTTGAACATTGCGCCCAAACCCTCGGCCGCCGTTATTGCTTTCTATATCGGCCACATTCACGCTGTTTCTATGCAGCATATCCGCCACCTCTGGCTCTGTGGTTTCCATAGCGTCCTTTGTATAGACTACATCAAGGATATAAGCCTCGCCCTCATATACGCCGTATGTAAAGCTAGCTAGGTAATCGCTGCCAGTATCGGCTGTATCTGTGTAGTTTTTAATGCAAGAAAATAACGCATTGCCTTTGGAATCTCTTGGCAATGCGTCATATGTAAGTATTTGCGTATACAAGCACCCTTTGAGGTCAATCGGTACTTGCTGATAGTTGGCGCTAGCTATATCTTCGCCCATTGCGCGAACCTTTGACATATATGAGGCCTTAGACAATACCTCTTCGCATAGCATTGAGCCGTCATCTTGTAGGGCTTTCATGGTGATGACTTTCGCCTTAAATAGAGGGTCATCTTTAAAGTGTTCAATAGCTCGGCCTGCTAGGTCATCACTCGCCCAGCGCGTCATGATGATTATAATTTTGCCGCCCTCTTCCAAACGTGAAAGCATGGTATTGGTAAACCATTCCCAGTGCTTTTCTTTCACGCTGGCATTATAGGCCTCTTCGCTGTTCTTAATAATATCGTCAATAATCATCAAGGAACAGCCGAACCCTGTCGCGGTACCTGTCGGCGATGTAGCTAGATATGAATTCGTATATCCCTCTAGGCTCCATAGATGAGCCTGTGCGTCGCCTACTGCCACATGAACGCTAGGGAATACGTCGCTAAATACGATAATATCATCATCGGCCTTATTCTCTTGAATTGCGTTTCTTACCGACTTACTAAACATTTTAGATAATGTCTCGTTGTATGAACCAGTCATTATCTTGGCGGCTGGGTTATTTCCTAGCCACCACTGCGTAAGGTGCTGCGCCGTTAAACTCTTACCATGTCGAGGCTACGGGGGCAAATTCATGATAAGAACGTTATATTCATCATTCTTGATAAAATGCTCTAGCTCATTGCATAGATTGACTAGGTATTTTCTGCTTTTCTTGTAAAAGTTTCCTGTTTTTAGTTGGCAATAATAAAAAAACTCGCGCCGTGCGAGTTCCCTTTTAGCTAGTTCTATGATTGTTTCTTTCTTATCTCGAATTTGCATATCCTCACCACCTTTCCTGCGCATATGTTGAGTTTAGTCATCGCCAATAAGTTTCTTAATATCAGCCGTATCAATTCCGTCAAATGGGTTTTTCACCTCAACGGCTGCGTCTATGTTCTTAGTGTCTCGCCAATCTGCTGGGCGTCGATTCTTAAGCCAGAATATCAAAGAGGTCGAGTTCGGTGCCACTTCTTTAGTAGTGCGTTTCACCTCTACAATTTCGCTCTCGCCAGTCTCTGGGTTGTATATCCGCTCTTTCACCACTTCATCGTACTTGTAGCCCATAGCACTTTTAAGCAAGGCGTTCTCTACCATAATGTCGATGACTTCCTTGCCTCTTTTTAATGCGTTTGAAAAGTCGGTATATTTTGCTTTCCATGCGTATAAAGTAGTTCGATTAATACCGATATTGTTGGCTATTTGTTCATCGGTGAGGCCATTACGCGCCCAACCCTCTAGCTTAATCAAATTATCTGGCTCAAGCCATTGCTCATATTTAGGCGTTCGCCCTACTCTACGCTTTTTCTTTGGTTCTGCTTTCTTCGTATTAGTCGCCATAGTCTCACCTCGTTTCTATGAATAGCAAAAGCACCCCGCCGAGTTCCCTGTTACTCGTGCGAGGTGCTTTCTGCCGTTATGCATTATAAGTACTATGAAAGGAGGATAAACGAATCGTAAAATCTTTTACAACACCATTCACCACTAACATTATACCATTGCTATATTGCACTGAATATGACAACTTTTTGACAACTTTTATAGCGCGTAAGCCCCAAACAAGTATATAGAAAGGTCATCTATCCCTTTTTCGAGCCACCTGTATATGTTCCGCTCTACTGTGTTATGTTTCTCGGCTATTTCGCCGATTGTCATATCGTTAATATAGCGGTCAATCACACATTCACAATAATGCTTGCCGCTGTTTGCGCAATATTCGCTATAAGACACTAGCATTCTATCAATGTGTTCAATAATCAACTCCGTGCGCCGCTTACTGGCAAGAATAGCCTCTATTTGCAATAATCCGCGTCGGTTAAATACTTCATACAATACTGTTTGCAAGTCGCTCGGCGTCAATGTATCTTCGCTTTTAGCGATAGCACTTTTACAATGTGCTTTCATGGCCGTGTATCCCTCGAGCAGCGTTGTAGTGTTCTTATAGGCTCGCTCGTTTTTCTTGGCAAGCATATCTTCATTGCGCCTGTTAAATTCAGAAATCGCCGTTTGTGCTGCTGTTTCTGCAGCTATTTTGACGATTTGCTCTACTTCCCCCTCTGTGAAAGTCCTTTGATGTTCCATGTTACCCCCTTATTAGCTGCGAAAGTATTGTAATAGCGAATATAACCCCTATTGTCATAGCAACGCTAAACAATACGCATATAATCAGCATGGCAACATTGGATACTTCGATTATTACATTATCACGTTTTCTTTTATCCAATTCTTACCGCCTTTCCGTTGACTATCTTATAGGCTGTTTCATTTCCATAATATGCACCTTTGGGAATACGTTTGTTTCTTATTAACCACTGCTTGACGAGTTTCTCAACACCTTGACGTAGTTCAGCGATTTCGCTATCAGATACGTCTCTCATCGCCTCATCATCATCTGCTAAAATTTCACACTCATCTTTAAGCACGTTAACTAATTCGCCAGCCCAACCATACGCACGAGGCCACCACTGCGTACATTCAACGAGGTAAAATATATCTTTATTTTGCTCTTTTGCCTTTTGTGCGCCTATACACTTAGCGGCCGCAATGCCTTTGATTTCTTTTTCTTTGGTCCATTCATAATTACCGCTCTCGAATGTAATCAAGTATTTATTCATGCCCTATCACCTGCCAATTTTGCATAACGCCAAGGCGCAACATCGCTTGCATTTCCTTTACTCCACGATGTAGACCCGTAACACCATGTATACACTCTTCCGCACGTATATCTTGCAAAATGGCGCTTATGCCAGTTTATCCCGTCATCGCTCACTAACACCCGTGTGTCAATCTTTACTTTATCCCAGTCAACAACGCCGAGATACTCGCCAATATCAATACATTGCCATTTATCAGCGAAACATGTGAGTTCTGTCGGTACTCTAGGCGTCCATACAGTCATGAGCGTGTCGCCCTTGTAAAAAAATACTCCGCCTTTTGCAACTTCGGCTTTTCTATACCCTAATTCGTACATAATTTTAAATAAATAATCCGTGAATTCTTTCTTTGTCATACTGCTGCCTCATTTCCTATCAATTAATACATTGGCTCTTACATATATTTCGTTACAAGGCTCGCCTTTTGTAATTTCTCGAACGTACTGCAAGGCTTTTTGAAAATTATCTGGGCTTATCTTATCCATACATTTGAATTCAACTATTACGAACCCTCTATAATCCGCATAACTTACAATTTCATCAATTCCTATTTTTATCAATTCATTGCGATCGTACATGCTATACCTCTTTTACAAACCAATTCTCTCGCATTTGCAGCCTTTTAAAACTACCCTGTCGATACATTTCATTAGCTTTTGATATTCTAGTTTTGTAATTTTGCCCTCATCATAAAATGCTGTGCATTTATGGCTGGCATTCGCCAAGCTGCTTAAATCGTAGCTTGTTAAAATATAGTCTTTAAGCTTTTTGTATAACGACGTCATCATCGATTCACCCACTTCATGCAGCCGATTCGCAAGTAATACATCAATTCTTTATCACTCAATGGATATGCCTCTTTTCTCGGCTTAGCGCGTTTTACAAACCCACCAAACTCATATATATTGCCTCTGAAATCATCTGTATCAATTTCATCAATCAAGATTAAACCTGCACCATTGCGAAAAAAATTGATTTCATTTCTATTTTCTTTATATAAACTTCTCGGCATTGCGTAATATAAGTACTTAACATTTTTACAATCATGATAGCGTTTCTTTTTAAAGTCGCGCCTAAAATCATGAATATCTGTTTTGATTTCGACTTCTGTTATAAATCGAGTTTTCAAATCGATATATATAAAATCAGCCTCATACTCAGCTATATTGTTGCCGTACATACTCACATTAGGAATGCATACTTTTTTAAGAAACATGTGCTTTCCGAGTACTGTTTGAATATCATATTCATTCATTTTTTACCTCGGCAATTACAAACAACATTATCGACGTTGTGTAAAGTCCAATTACTGCGAATAGTACTCTTAACACATCTGCGCCAGTAATTCCGAATAACCCAATTAGCCAAAGTATGAGGGCGATTGCGAGCGCAACGCTCGCAACCTTTCCCATTAATCCCAATACAGCCACAATTATTAGTAATAACCCTTTCATTATTTCGCCTCTTTCAATTCTGCCACTTCATTGATCAACTTATTTACTAGTGCCTCGAGCTGTGCGATTTTGCCTTTATGGTTCAATTCGTACTCGCTGCCTTTACCCAATCGGAATGATATGCCAGCGTTTATCATTGCAGTGCCGCCAAGCGTTGCGCCGATGTTGAATAATACATGTTCATTCGGTGCGTAGAATGCACCAATAGCGGCCGCATTAGCGTTTTTGTAATGTCCATAGCCAGCTGCAAAAGTTAGTTTGTCATCGGCGTTATAGCCTAGATAATGCAAGGCGGAAAGTGCCGCATTAGCTGCACCAGTTTTTGCCACTTCGCTCAATACATGAGAAATCTGCCCCGCTGTGTTATGTTCCAGCGTTGTAATTCTAGCCTCGTGATTTTGTAATTGGCTTTCATGTTGAGAAATTGCTGCCGTATTATCACCGATACGCGTATTTTGTGCGGTGATAGTGTTATTTACCTCTGCGAATTGTCGGCTGGTAGTATTGGCTAAATTTTGAATTGCTACGCCGTTGCTGCTAATTTCGTCATAAGCAGCATACAGCTGACTGCCATTAATGGCGTCGGTACTGCTAGGGTCTACTTGCCCCGCTGCGACGTTGGTGATTTGTCGAGTGTAATATTGCACACCACCATAACCAGCGCGGTCCTTGCTGCCTACCGATACAACGGATTGAGGGGAATCACCAGCGAAAACATGCGTTACGCCGTTTACAACCGCTTGACGAGTGGCTACGACCTCGTCTGTAACGCTGTTAGTCCCCAGTGCCACACTGTTCGACTTATCCGCGATTGTATTATTTCCAATCGCTAAAGCGTCAATTGCTGTTGCTTTAGAGTGTGTCCCGATTACTGTCGCACCTTGTCCAGCTGTTTGACTGTTAGCGCCCAGAATAGTCTGTTCTTGGGAATTATCAACGCGGTTATTGTATCCGAGTACAGTTGACTGCCCGCCGTCTACTTGCATGTTATTGGCACCAATTACAACGCTATTCTTGCCGTTGACTGTATTCGTTCTACCGATAACGATAGTACTTTCACCGCCAGCGTAAGCGCCGTTGCCTATAGCGACTGTATTATAAGCCGACGTTTTGGCTTGCGAACCAATCGCGTAGGTATATTCGGTTAGTGCCTCGGCGTGGCTGCCAAATGCGAATGTATTCCGTCCCTCGGCTTTGGAATTATTACCCCCTGCGAACGCATTCGTTCCGTTTGTGATGTTATTTTCGCCAAATGTTAGCGTGTTATTCGCGTGCGTTTGGTTCTGATAACCAAACACCGCCGCACTATTAGCCGTGGCGATGTTATCAGTGCCGCCGATTGTATTGTTTGTACCAGTTGCATATGCTGGCGCTGTTAATGCTGTGATTGTCATGATTGCTGCTAAATATTTAATGTTCATTGTGTTATCTCCTTACTTTTAATCATTTTAGTTTTCCAATTTAACGCCTGCATTTAATAGGCAAGTTCTTGCAATGTAGAACGATACATTACAAGCCGCCGCGATTTCTCGCAACGTCAAGCCTTTGTTTCTCATAGCGATTAATTCGTCAATATCAACGTCATGCCTGCTCTTCCTATGTTTTTTTTGCAATCCTAGCATTTTAAGCGCTTGATCAGAATTCTTTTTTCCGTATATGCAGGCTCCAAGGGCTAGCCAGTTGCCAAGATATAACATGATTATTTAGCCCCTTTCATTGATATTTTCCGTCTCGCCATTGTCTCGCCTCGTTTAATATGATATGGCTCACTATTCTCTACAAATATGCCGCTATGGTGGTATTCGTGGCGGTTACACCATGCACGAAATACCTCTGTTAGTTCTTCGCTTAATTCGTCTACATGCTCACGTTCTACGTTATATAAATAATCATCGTCCACGTCATAGACTTCATCTGGTAATAAATTGATAACGCTTTCAATCACGCTATCCCCGTCAATATCGGGAATGTAAAAACTAGGGTGTCCGATTCCGATAACAATATCATCGTTATCTTGTCTATGTAATTCTAGATAGCTTTTGACTGCCTGCTCTACGCTATCCTCTGGGCCGCCGATTCCGTTGGGCGTAACCCAGCAATATTGTGTATTATCTTCTACTAACACAATTAGGCTCCTTTCATTGTCGCTTTCCGTTTTGCTATAGTCTCGCCTCGTCTAATACCGCCTAATCTATTGCCACATGATCTGCTGCAATATAATTGGCGTTTGTTGTAATTCGTACAAGTGAATGTTTTCCCGCAAATTACGCATTTCTTCGTGTAATTCTGTTTGTACATTTCGCGCTTATAATTGTGTGTTGTATATTTGCAATCGTTCATAGGCGTGTCACTCCATACATCGAGACGAGCCAAGAATGTCGGAATTTTGCGTTCAAAGCGCTCTGATAGTTTATTCATGATTGTTAAACTCCGCACACTCTATGGCACCGATAAGCGCTCTTTTGTATCCTATAAACGTTTTTGCTTTCCCTTTGGCTATACTATTAAGAATTTCCTCAGCTACGCTACTAGCAAAAGATAAGCATTCGATAGAATTGCAATCTTTAACTTCAATATCTAACTTAAATTTTCCGTCCTTGCCATATTCTGCCTTAATGTATCCCATGTTATCCCCCCCCTTTAATCCGCAATTTCTGCACATACGAATTTCAATGTAATTTCATTTGTGATGATTTCTTTCACGTTGGCGATATTACCGCAATCAATCGTAATTTGATTATTGATTGCCTCTTGAATGGCGTCCGCTTTATCGGTAGCGTCGCTTTCCGATGTGGCCGCTATAACCGCCTCTATATCAATTTCGCCTTTTAGGCGTAATCTGTACTCTGTTTCGTTCATGTGTGTGGCTTCCTTTCATCATTAACTTTCGATATTCGATATATGAGATTGAGGTAAGGGCTTTCGGTTTAGCCTTAGCCCCTCTCTTGGCAACTTGTCGGCGTTTTGGCTGTTGAGCGGTGTCGCACTCTCTAGCTTTCGCCTTGGCATATTCATCGCACAAGATACTTGATTCGGTAATTTGATGAATTGTAATCACTACTCTAGGATTTTCCTTGTCAAGCCCTACGATTTCCGAGCCGTCATAATTCACGATATATTTATCGTTTTCAATCACGCCAGCGTCTTGCAATATGTCGGAAGTTGCTTGTAATAGGCCAACCAAATCGGGCCAACTGCGTCTATCTGTTAAGTAATAACGGCAACATACTGAAATTGGTCCTTGAACAGTGCCAACATGTGCCAGCTGCAACAATGCCGCCTTTTCGTATCGAATAAATGCGTCCGAGGGTAGGAGTTTTCTGATATTGTCCCTTATCACAATGCGGGCGCTGTTCTTTTTCGTCCTTGGTTGGCCGTGAATTACAATTTCCAAGATTTCACCTCTATATCTTTTGCATTAATTTTTAATTTGGCATTGATTTCCGCCCCGTCTTGCCCCGTGTAATATTTCTCACGAGTATTTTATCGTCGAAAAATTTAAACGAGCATACAGGGCGAATAAATCAATTTTAGATTCTATGAGACTGCCCCATGAATACCGCGACTTTATACTCACCGCGTAAGCGGTCATATATGCGACCGCTGTAATTGTCCTTGGTCCATTGGTCGCTGTAGTTCGTGGTAAGGATAATCGGCCTCATGCTGTTGTATCGTTCAATGATGATACTTTCAACTTTAGCCGCCACCCAATCCGATTTGGAATATTCCGCCCCGAAATCATCAAGCAGCAACATTGGAATGTGTTTCAACTTTTGCTCATAGGCAAGGTACGCCACTCTATCGCCCTTTGATAAGGTGAGCATGGTATCAAGCAGGTTAGGCATTGAAATCATCATGGCCCCTGTGTTTAACTTCATCACCTCTTTCAAAATGCATACAGCGAGGGACGTCTTACCTGTGCCAGCGGGTCCCCTTAATATGAGGCCCTTTCCTGTATTCATATACTCCGCCAGATTATCCCTGTAATCTTTAACGATCGCATATGCCTCTTTGTTAGCACTTTGAAATGTGCCATGCTCTTTAATCCATTCAAAACTCATGCCGTAGTAACGTTTAGGAATGCCAGCAGCTGCATATGTTTCGTTGATGTTAGTTTTAAGTACAATCGGCTTGTCATAGATTGGCTTAAAAAACTCAATCTTTTCCGTAGGTCTTGGCCGCCTCTTGCGCCCAGTCGACTTGCTCATCTTTTCTCGTAGTTGTTCGAGCGCTGCCATTACGTCCATTTGCTCCATTTTCTAACCTCTGATTTTTTAAAATTCCTTCTACATATTGCACTCGTGATTTTCCTCGCTCTTTTGCTATGCGTAAGGCGTCCGCTACATTGACAAGACCATATTCAGCGATAAGGTCATCAAGTGAGCCTTTTACAAAAGAGGAAATCACTCCGAATGAGTTCGTCCATAAATCGTAAATATCAATATTTGAGACAGGGGAAAGAGATTGAGGATTTTCGATTTCTTTATTTTCTCTAGTTGTAGATATAGTTATATCTCTATCTCTGTGTCTAACTATATCTCTATCTCTATTGTCTATCTCTTTCTCTATCTCTATCTCTCCGTAACAGGTTTGTAACGTCGGCGAACATTCTTGTAACATAGGTGTAACATTGTTACATAATTGCGTAACATTGTTACGCTCTAAATCTTTTGACTTTTCTCTATGTTTCCGCATTCTACTGGCTGCAGCGGTTTCTGAGCCTGTATTGTTGTTTGCCTCGGGTAGATAATACTCGTCATTTTCGCATTCAATTAATAAACCATTTTTTAAGAGATAATTTACAGTTATTTGAACATTTTGTTCATCTTCATCAATGTCAAGCGCTAACTCTGAAACGAATGTATCCTCATAGCCGTCAAAGTATAGTTTGCCGCCGTCAATGATTGACCTTAATAACATTTTGAGATAGATAATTGTATAGGTATCCCCACCAGCTACCCGCCGCAATCGCTTAATTTCTTTCTTTTGGAAGAAATCCTTATGCAGCCGTAGCCAGTAATATCGCTTTGGTTCTGCCATGTTGCTCCTTTCTATTTAACAGGCGATAACGTGATATAATCTCTGTCGCTCGTCTTACCATATAGCCCAATCTGTAGACCGTAGTCTAAAATACTTTTTACTGTATTGGCTGGCACACCTGTCTCCTTTTCTATTCGCACCATAAACGTAGGCGTATAAGAGATATAGAACATATTTAATGACTTAATATAATCTCTTACCTTTACCCAGTCAGCGCCGAATTGAGCGAGCATTTTATCGTTATTTGTCATCATGTACTACCTCGCCAGTTTCTGCGTCGATAACCTCGCCCCCTACGATATAGGTATCGTGATTTTCTACAGGTTTGTCCTCATGTTCATCTGTTTCGGTTTCTGCGTCGATAGTTTCGCCGCTGAAATTGACATCAAAATCGCCGTCATTATTCATGCTGATCACGCCGCCGTCATTGGCTAGGGCTTGGCTCATTTGAATGCTTTCAATGCTCAACGGGCCATATTTTGAAAGTAGGCGTTTAAGCACTGTTTTCTCGGCCATTACATTGAAATCTGCAAGGCCCCATTTGTCGGTGCCACCCTTATAATTTTGACTGTATTTCTTAGCATGAGCCTGCGCCTCGTCGATAGTCATGTATAGCATTTTTTCAAATCCGTTTGTAAGTCTGAAATATGCTAGGTACCCGATGACTTTGTCGCTCGTACGTTCGCCAAATCTAAATTTATCAAGCAATCTGTTTTCGTATTCGAGCTCGCCCTCGTACACTGTTTTAGCCCCAATATCGGCATATTGCCCGCTGCGTTGGGCTAGTTGGATATAGCCCTTATAGCCGAGTTGAAATTGTGCGGCACCTTTATAAGGTACGATGTAGGCGAACCCAAGAGATTGATTAATCGGCAAGTCTAACATGGCCGCCTGTGCTGCTGCGCCGATAACTGTCGCGGGGTCGGCTTTCATGAGGTAGTTGCTACTATTTGTTACGGCGATAATACTCGAGATAAACCCAGCTGCCTTTTTGCCGAGCATTTCTTCAAATTTCTTTTTGAATGCTGGCGTTTCAAGCATGCCTTTTACTGTCTTAGCCTCTTTTTGAGCTACTATATTATTTTTCTTTAGTTCAATTCCTTTTGTTGTTGCCATTATTTATCCTCGCTTTCTGGGAATGCGTCGCCTTTAACACCAGCCACATAGGCACGCAATGCGGCGATTTCTGCTTTTAGTTCGGTTATATTTCTTTCGCGATTCTCGACTCGCATGTCGCTATATCTGAGGTCATCTTCTAGCTTTTTGTTAAGCTCTTTTAATTGAGCTATTTCAGCAAGTAAATGTTTTCTTTTTGGCTTTGTTTCTACTGTTTCGATTGTTGTATTTTCTGTATTTTCCATTATTCCACCCCTATGGTTACTGTCTTTCTTTTATAATCAACTCGTACAATATACGCGGTATCAACTCCGCAATTGCCTATGATTTTTACATCAAAATCACAAGGAACAACATTAAGCAGCTGCGTCAATGAATATGCTTTCATTATTTAATGTCCATTCTGCGGCTAGGTTCGCCGACTTTAATATATTGCTTATGCAACTCTGGATAGTCATTCTTGAATGCTTTGGCGTCGAATGTTTCCCGCGCTTTTGTGGATTTCCACGAAACGAAATGCTCGCCGTATGTGGCTCTTTCGTTATCTTTCAAGAAATCTTTCATCACGTTTTCAATACCACGCTTTTTAGTCTCTAACTCGGATAGTTGATTTTTGATTTCTAAATAATCAATAATCATGTTCCCGTAGTTAGCAGGTAGTTCCACGCTTTGGCCGTTGCTCTTTTGATAGAGTTTTTTGAGTGCGTTTTCGCATTGTTTCGTATCGTCTGGCGCTGGCATGGTCTTACTTTCGACTAATTCCCAGAATACTGCCCCAGTGTCGATAATTGCCGCGATAACTTCCTCATTACGCTTGATTTCTTTGTAATAAAATGTATTTCCACCTACGAGGCACGCTATCCACCAGCTAGATTTTCCAGTTACAGCCATATAATGCTGGCATTGAATATAATAAGCGTCTGGCACATTGTCGCCGTCCCATTCGTTAGCCTTGAATGCGTTCGCTGTCTTGCATTCAAGGCCAGCGTCTAGGCCGACGATTTCGCGGTCAATGTTAGCCAATAAATAGGGATATTCCTCACTTTGTAGAGTAAAGTTGTTATTGCGCACCTTGTACCCGCTGCGTTTAGCGAATTCCTGCGCTACTACTTCCTCGAGTACGTTGCCCCAATACATCGGCTCGCTTTCCTTTTCCTCTACTGTGTCGCTCGTTTTATCTAGCCATATGTCAATAGGGCTGCGCCAAGGGCTTAACCCCAATACTGCGGCCATATCCGAACCGCCGAGGCCTAACTTGCGAACCTTTAGCCATTCCTCACGAGTGGCGTTTTTACTGTCAAAAATTTTCTTGTACATGTTTGTGTGATTTCCTTTCTTTTGACAATTAAGAATAGATACATTACAATGTTGTTGTGTGGTTTCCTTTCGTTATTAACGATTGGAACGTTGAACAGTCAGCTTTTTGTTGACTGTTCTTTTTTTATGCCAGTAACACGGCGATAATAACGAGGCAATGTAAAACGAGTACCGCCGCGAGTGTCATACCTGCGATCATTAACCATTCAATAATAAAATTCATCGTTTCACCTCTAAACTAACCAAAGCACCACGGCTGCATATATCAACGCTACCCAGCCAATAACGCCTATAATGTCAATAAGTTTCATTCTATTTTTCTTCACACGTCTGCGTCTGCACCGTGGTTTTTGTTGTGTCATCATTGTGTAGTTTCCTTTCTTTCCATGCCTCAAAGTCCGCTAGATTTTGAGGATTGCTATAAAATTTGTGTATTTCGTCAATGAACAGCGTCATCACATCACGCCCTTGCATACCGCCTCAATACCTTTAGCGGTTAGGATTTCATGAATTCGTAAGCGCCCTTTTTGCGTCCATTTCGTTTGAATTTTAGAATCAAGTCGGCCGTCATTTCGTGTGAATGTAAACGTTTCTGATTTTGTATATCCTTTACCCATTTCTGATTTATACAATATCCATTGTCCGTTTACGTTCCGCTGGATTTTTGCCTCATGTAAAATCTGATTCAAGGCTCTAGCCGATAAATCATAGTCAGCAGCGACTTGCGTAGTTGTTAGTGTGCTTGTGCTGCTTAGAATTTCGTCAACATAATCTCTTACTGGTTGAAATTCTGCGATTTGTTGCTCTTGCTGTGCTATAAGTGCCTTTTGCTCGTTGATTACATTGTTGGCAATCTTCAAGGCTCGGCTCATGACTTTTTCTGGGCTGTTCCAGTCTCTTTCTACTGCGATAAAGTACTCTCTAGCCTCTCGACCTTTGTCATTTCTTGCAAGCATACAAAGCTGTTTCGCCATTTCAATGCTGAGATTATGGTCTGTTTGCTTTGTTGTGTTGCCTTGTGCTGTTACTCTTTTTTGAGTAATAGGTGTGTAATCAACACTTTCAACAAATCCGTATTCACACATTCTTTTAAACCAGTCATTATAACGAGTACTAATTTCTAGGAACATATGTAAATCTCTACCGCTTACATATTGCTCATCGTTTTGGTTTACGTTGATTGGAATTAAATTCATATTGTGTGTGGTCTCCTTTCTATCTATAAAAAATAATCAATAGTAGTCCCAAAGAAATCAGCAATCTTTTTCAAGTTGTCAACGCTTGGCTTATATTTGCCTTGTTTCCACGCCGTCATAGATGATGTTTTAATGCCAAGCACCTTGCACATTCTATAAGGTGTAATGTTGTTGTCTTTTAATAGCTTGTCGATTTTTTCATACATGTTGTAAAATCACCTCTTTTCTGATATATTTGAATTAATTAATATTTGTTAGCTAATAAATACGAATTTATGTGTTTGTTAGCCTATCTCGTATTTGTTAGCTATCTTATGATTACATAATATCTCACATTTACGAGTTAGTCCAATTAAGCGTTTATAAAAAATTTAAATAGGAAATTAACAATGAGTAAAAATATTATTTGGGAGCGGATAGAAAGCCTCATAAAGAAAGAAAATATCAGCGCTTACAAGCTTGGAAAGGATACAGGAATATCCACTGCATCACTTACAGATTGGAAAAAAGGCCGCTCGTCGCCTAAACTTGATAAATTAAAAATGATAGCCGACTATTTCGGCGTATCTGTGTATTACTTAACTGGCGAGGTTGACGGTTTCGACGCCATGCGTCAACAAAAGATAGACTTCATTCATCAATGTGGTGCTGATATTGACTTATCCATGTATGATGACGAGGCTATTGATGATCTATATGTGGCGTGTGCTTTGAAAAAGGACGTTATCCAGCAGCTTGAAATACCGCAATTAAAAAAGGAACCCTCTACATTGCTAAATATAGAAAGTTCCGACGGGATTAATTTAAAGGTTATTCTTGAGCGTGATAATGTATTATCTTATGGCAAGCACATCATCACCGATGATGAGCGGGCTACCATTAAGGCACTTATAGAGGCGTTTTTAAAAGGGAAATAAATATATACTATTGGGGGGTGTTAGTATGAAAAAGTTAATTATTGCGGCTGTATTATGCTCATTTTTATCAATTCCAGTAATGGCGCATAATCCAAACGCGCCATTTGTACCAGCTTACACTACGGCCAACGGCGTAAATGTTAGTGTGCGGGCTGATTTAGATGTAAAAAAATATGACGGCGGGAGCGTGGAAATACTCTTATATACCAGCCAAGATGACCCAAGCAAGCCATATATTACATGGAAGTTAAACCATTTTCATTATATTCTTGACCCGCACGGCTCGGGCAAACCTTACGCCGTACTCTATCAAGTAGATAGAGAGACCAACTTCGCGCGCAACGCTGATTATGTGATAGGTGGCACAATCACGCCTACGCCTATAGTTCCAATCGTCGAGGGTTCCGACGAGTATAAAACAGCAATATATGCTTTCAATTTCGCCGTTCAAAGTGGCAAAATGGCCGAGGCACAAGCAAAATATAATAGCAAACATAAGAAATAAAAAAAGCCCCCTATCAAGGGGGCTATACTTATACAATTTGAAAGGAAATCACACAATGAACACTACCGACTTACAAACAGGCGTAATATATGCACGTTACTCGTCCGATAAGCAACGGGACGAATCCATAGAGGGCCAAATACGAGAATGCACCGAATACGCTCAACGTGAGGGTATTCTTATTACTAAAATATATACAGATAGGGCTTTATCGGCGCGAACGGATAACCGCCCAGAATTCTTACAGATGATTCGTGATAGCAACAATCAAACATTTAATTATGTTATTGTCTATCAACTAGATAGATTCAGCCGTAGCCGCGAGGATAGTGCCAAATATAAGGGTATACTCCGCCGTAACGGGGTTAGAGTGTTGAGTGCCAAGGAACACATCACCAATGAGCCTGCTGGCATTATTTTAGAAAGCATGCTTGAGGGTATGGCTGAATATTATTCCGTTGAATTATCGCAAAAGGTAAAGCGAGGCATGACCGAAAACGCCCTTAAAGGCAAGATGAACGGCTCGGCCATTCCGCTCGGATATGATCTTACAGAAAGCCACCATTTAGCCGTGAATGCTCATGAGGCCAAGGCGGTAAGGTTAATATATAGCCTATATTTAAAACAGTACTCTCTGGCTAAAATAGCGGATATTTTGCATAGTAAAGGATATACAACCAAGCGAGGCGGTAAGATTTCGTACAGCGTCATACGCAATATATTGAGTAATGAGAAATATATCGGCGTGTATCAATGGGGCGATATTAGAATAGAGAATTCTATCCCGCCTATTATCGCCCGCGATGTATTCGACGAGGTGCAGCAAGTACTACCGACTAGAATCAAAAATAAAGGACGTAGAAGTGAAATGTATAATTTATGCGGCCGTTTGATATGCGGCGAGTGCGGCGGGCATTATATGGGGTCTACTGCCACATCACGCAATGGCGAAAAACATCATTATTATGTATGTACCAATCGCCGTAAATACCACACATGCAGCGCGCCAAACATACGCCGTGATGAATTAGAAGGTTTAGTAATCAATCGAACTCTTGAAATCTTAAAGCAACCCCAAATTATCACCCGCATAGTCGATTTGGTTATGTCTGGGTATAATAACACTACCCAAGAGGCTAAAACGGCCATACAGGGTATACAGGGCAAAATTAAGGCTATTGATACCGAGCTAGATAATTGTATGACAGCGATTAAACAGGGTTTTATTAATGAACGTTTAAAATCTGAAATTGAAAGCCTAGAAAAAGAACGTCAAGACCTACTCGAGCAAAAAGCGAACCATGAAAGCGTAATCTCACCTATCAAATTTACAGCCGAGCATATCGAGTATTTCCTCGAAAGAATGGCAAACGAAAACCCTACCACAAAAGCAGGCCGTTCGCGTATTCTTGATACTTTCATCAAGAACGTAACCATACATAGTGATAGGGTCGAAATCGTATTTAATTATAAGAATGAAATGCCAGAATTTAGCGCTCAATCTGCAAGCGGTTCGCATTTTAGCGTTTTGGTGGGCCCACCTGGGATCGAACCAGGGACCGACCGGTTATGAGCCGGTTGCT